AACGGTCTGACCATCGCCGGCACGATCTTAGAACAGATGATTGACGTGGCGGTCGCAGTTTTGGAGCAACCGCTCGTGAATGAACTGACGAGTAAACTGTTGAAAAACAAGGGAGACGCCGACATATTTGCCGAGTACATCGAGATGTTCGGTGCCGAGATGGTTAAAAACATCAAGAAGGAACCCCTCCTCTCGTGCAAGCAGCCTATGAAAGAGGTCTGTGAGGGTAGAACGTGTCGACTGGTCGTTGATGAAAGTGTGAAAGTGAAGACGTCCGACTGCGATGCCTATCAAACAAACAAACAAAACATTGAAAATGTAGCCAAAGAACTTGCAAAGTTTATCAAGGCTACATTAAATGGAAAAACTCACCAAGACAAACTATACACGCCCATGAAGAACGTCTTCGTAGACAACTGGAAAATGTACGCAGCGCAGTCGGGATACAACGAACGAGAACTCACGTCGTTGAACAAACGTATAAATGAATTCCCGGAAAAAGAAGAGTTTTGGAGTGAAATCACAAAAGCGGTGAACGCAGAGGAAAAAGGCGAAAAAATAAATAAAATGTAATTGCGAAAAAAATATATCAGTCCCTAGTAACATGACGTGTGTATGGGACGAATGTAAGGATTGGTTAAGGGACGGCGCGCCGTGTTGGAATTCGCGCAAGGGTTCCGTCAATCCGATTTACTTTGCCGACCAATTGACGTCGTGGAGAATGCACGCGGGGTGTGAGTACAAACAAATGCGTGGGTACGAACACCCCGATTTCAAGGGCAGGCACATCGTCATGCGAGGTAAAGGGGACGTGCCCGGTGGTTGGGACAACATCATCAGTTCCGTCAAAGAGGTCGATGTCCCATTGGAAAAGAAAGGTCACATCGCCTTCAACGTCGACGGTGGTGAGTGTCACGGCGCCGCAGAAAAAATGGAGAAAAGTTCGGGGGACAAGTACCGATGTTACTATTCCGACGACGATGCGAGCAAAATTCGCATGGCACACGTGCACAGAAACGATTCGATGCACGACGGAAACGCCTACGCTCGAGCGCGAGAAAAGTTTTGTGCGTTGGAAAAGAACGTCTTCAAAAATCACGGCGGTGGGTTGTGTTCTCAACTCGACGACGATAACAAACTCAAGAAGGCGTATTGTTCGAAAAACGAACGCATCAAAACCGACGCGTCGTGCACCGAAGCCAATCTAGGCACGACCTTACACAAAGAACTCGTTGACACGTATTGCGCGTCCAAAGAGGGGAAGATCGATGGATGGTGTGGGTGCGTTCACGCGAAGAAGGGACGATGCGATCTCGCCAACGCATCCGACTACGCCGGGTGCGACGAGGTGAACCAAGCGCACGATGAGTTGATCAAAGACATACCCGACAGTTCACTCTCGGGGGGTGTCAGGCGACAGTTGAAGGAACGCAAACACTGTCGCGCCAAAATCTGTGACCATCCGGACAGGCACGCCCCAGAAGGCGCCGTGGATAACTGCGCGCTCAATCTTCAGGTGTGCGTACAGGACGTCAAAGTGGCGGGACACTTGGTGGACTCGGGCATAGATGTGAAGTGTGAACAAAACCAAGATGTCAAGGACGGAGAAAACAGGGTCGGTGAAGATGGATTCATCGTCGAGAACAAGGAGGACGCGTACACGCCCAAGAAGGTGGCTGGCAAACCGGGCAAATACAAAGACAACAAAACCATGATCATAGTCGGAATCGTCGCCGTGATGTCCTGCATTCTCTGCATGTTAGTCAACTTTTCGGTGATTGCGTTACTATAGTTACTGGTACACTGAGTAATTACATAGGTGCAACTTAATTTTACCCTTGTCGTCTATCTCAAACTTCGTCTTCACCTCGTCCGTGCGCGTCGCCCACCACACATCAATCTCCGGGTGCTCACGGAGGACGTCCAGCCACTCCTCGTACACCGATTGCTTGAACCACTCGGACAACACTAACACGTAGCGCCACCGTTTGACGTGTGGATAGGCGCGCTTGTACAGGGCTAATTTAGTGGGTGAATTCAAAATCTTCTCGTCCGCACTCCCGCGCACACTCTGGTATTTACACTCAAAAATCACCACCGTCTCTTTGTCGTCGGTGACGTACGCACCGTCGGGTTTAAACAAACGCCCCGTGCGGGAGGGACGCATGTGTTTTATGAAATCGTCCTGTTTCAAAAACAAAAAATCACCGACTCTCGCACCGTGTCCCACCGTGTACACGCGCGGGCACACGCACCTCTCAAATGGGAGACCATTTCTATTCGTGTTCGACCCGCCCGCACCCGTGCCTCGATTGACGACCACCGACATTCGTGACAACAACCTCGGTCGTGGTCGATTCGGGGTTTTTACTATTGATTGCGCGACGCGCCTTGATAAAACATATGTCGTATTCTTTAAAAAAGTCGCGGACGCATGGAACATTCGCGTTACTCATGCAGAAGATTGTTTTCGTGAGTGCCTCGAACAGGGCGTCTTGGTCGAAGCCATTCGTGTTGTAGCCAACGAACGAGGTCTTCGTCTCCCTCGCGTACGGTGGGTCGGCGTAGACGAAATCGCCCTCCCCCACCCGACTCAGTGCGACTGAGAAATCACACACCTCAAACTCCACGCGACGCAGCAACGACTGCATGGCTTGGAGTTCTCCCAACGTCGGCCACTTGGGGGTGGTCTTGTAGTGTCCGTATGGGACGTTGAATCCATTCGGTCCCTCTCTGTAAAGCCCGCGAAAGCACGTCTTGTTCAAGAAAAACAGGAGGGCGCTCTTCTCCACGGAAGGGGGGGCATCCCTAAACAACTGCCTCTGTGCGTAATAAAACGCCTCCTTCCCACTCGCGTCGTACGCCGTGAACACCCTCTCGATGGCCGCGTGTAAAGCGTCGGGGTCATCCTGGATGTGTTTGTAAAAGGCTACGAGGTGGGGGTTGTTGTCACTCGCCCGCACGCGGTCGATGTGAATCGTCTCATCGGAGAGTGCGGCCAGGAGGACTGCGCCACCTCCGACGAAAGGTTCGTGGTACGTGCGTATGCGCCGGGGGAAGTGGGAAAGCACGTCATCGATGATTTGTGATTTTCCACCCACCCATTTGAGAAGGGGCTTCATTTTATTAAATTATCGTTCTATTATCTTTATCAACTCCATCAGAGTCATCACGAGTTTGAAATGTTTCGGGGAGGAGGACATTTTCTCGGGGTGCTCCAACAAATCTAAGATGATGTCGTTGTCGTCGTCACCCACCTGACCATCCAACCAGTTGAATCGGATGTAATCCGCGCACACGTATATGGCCCCATCCAGGAGTTCTTCCAGGCACATGTGCATCCACGAATTCTTGGGTGTCCCCCATTTCCGAGTGTCGTCGGTCGACCTGACGCCGTGGCCGTATCTTTCTCTCCCGAGGTCCAAGCGCTGTTTGAAGAGATCCATATTTACTAATGAATCACAACAATCTTTTTATGTCTAAAATTAAAACCACCCGACACCCTCCCCCGGAGTTTTCCACCGCGTGGTACCTCCCGTGATCGAAAAGGAAGGCTTCACCCGGGGACTGTCGGTGAGAGCCCCGCTTCGTGAGCAGCACGCTGTCGCCGGTCCCCTCCAACGTCAGTTGATACCGGAGTTGCAGGTTGGACTCGGCCCTGTGAGGGGGGAGGGACGACGGTCCCTCCATGACGGCCAACACCCCCGTGGTTTTGTCCACGCACGGGATTCGGTCCACCAATTTTTTTAGATTTGGAAAGTCTTGAATTTTATAGTAGTAATATTTTTCATTATGCGGAAACCAATCATCGAGTTCGTGGAAAAAATATGTGGGCACCGAATCTCGTAAGGCGTGAAACTCCTCTCGAATCTTTTTCCAGTGTGCCTCTAAAGTCCACAAGCCCGGATAATCTTTTATGTTGTGCCTCGACGCACAAAACACCAAATCCACGAGGGCGTTTCGCACACCCACCAAGGGGCGCCATGGGTTTTGAAAATACAAACGGTCGATCGGATCTTTGGTGAAATCATACACCACGGCGATCACTGGAAGCAACCACAACATATTTTCTCAGCACATAATAAAAATGCCCGGATACAAGCAAGAAAAGTACGCCCCAGAGAAGACCCCGGAGGTGAACACCCTCGAAAAGCGATTCTGGAGCGGCCTCGGTTTGTCCACCATCGACTACATCTACATCGCCGCCATCCTCCTCGCCTACTTTTACAGAAAGCAACTCGGCCAACGCAACGCCGGTGTGATCGTCGTCCTCGCTCTCGTCCTCATCTTGCGCGGTCGCGCGGCTGGTGGGAGAGGCCCGGCCCCGGCCAAGGAAAAGTACTGCTCGAAATGTAATTAATTTTCACTGGTCATAGTAAGATGTTGACCGTCAAACTCATAAAAAGTCCGAGTGTGAAACATAAATACAGAGTGATTTTCCCCGATAAACGAGCCGTGGATTTCGGTGCCAAAGGGTACAGTGATTACACCATCCACAAAAATCCAGTGCGCATGCGTTCGTACGTGGTTAGACACGGGGGGATTGTGCCTAAACGCGTGCGAAGAGAGGAGGACATGAAAAACATCCACAGGGAGATGCTTCGCGTGGACAAGTCCATGCGAGAGACCTGGACGACCTCTGGTCTGTACACCGCGGGTTTCTGGTCCAGGTGGCTTCTGTGGTCTTTCCCGTCGATCAGGCAAGCCAAGATGTTCATGGCTTCTAAATTTAATTTACGGTTTGTGTGAGTAGTGTTGTAAGATGACGTCCCTGTCGGATTCACCCCTCTCCACATATTTCCTCAACACCTGACTCGTGGTCTTTTTCGTAAGACCCCTGAGGGCGAACACCGGGTCGAAATCTCGATCGATGCCCTCTTCGATTCCTTGCCACAGAGTTCGCCAATTTTCGAAACCGACGTCTGTGATAATGAAACCCGCCCTGACGCGGTCGGCGAGGACCTTTGTCTTTTTCAGGTAGTCCACGCACTTGTATTCACGAATCGCGTAGAGGTCTGTGCCGGGGACGAAGCCGAAGGGGAACGAAAAAATCAAAATGGCCATGGCGATGAATGCCACCACGTAGACCAGAGAGAACGTCACGTCAAAGACCGGCTCTTCAGCCATATTACTAATGATGTATATTTTTATTCTCATGAAATATATAATGATGATGCTCTACGTGGCGTTGGTCGTTCTCTTTGTTTTGTATT